TGAAGAAAGAAATAACACTAAAAGACCCATTCGGCCAAGCCCTAGAAAAATACAGCAAGGGGCTTTCGCTTGGGGTTGAGATAGGGGGAGGAACCGGGGATGGCTCCACGCAATGCATAAGGACAAGGGAGCTATTTAGTTTTGAAATTCATCCCGACAGAATTGCTAGGCATAAATACAATCTTGATGGAAGGCAAGGGGGACTTGCTATTAACCAACTTTCAAGCAACCCGATGACTTGGATGAGCGTGGACGCGGTTGAGGATTTTTATAGAACGACCCAAACAAAGCTGAACCAATATCCCCTTGAGCAAATTATTGAATGGCATAGAGAAGAATTTAGGGTGGCGGCTAAATATACTTGGGGGCATCTCGGCCTAAAAGATGAGATTGATTTTCTTTTGCTCGATGGCGGGGTGTTTTCTGGAAGGGCGGATTTTACGGTTTTCTTTCCAAAAGTTAGAGAAGGCGGAATCATTGCCTTGGACGATGTGAACGATATTAAAAATTATGGCAATTATCAATGGCTGAAAACAGAGGGGCATCCTGTTTTGTGGGAAGATCAATCTTGGAGGAATGGCTCTGCCATTTTTAAGAAATGATCGTTTTTTCAAATCCCCCTTGGTGGGAAAATAATATTTGCGGCGTTAGGGCTGGCTCCCGCTGGCCGCATACATATCCACCACAATTCAACAGGCCAGACAATTTTCAATTTGGAGAATATATTCCGTTCCCATTTTTTATGGGGTATGCCACAAGTTACGCAAGAAAGGCCGGACACAAGGTTGAACTTCGGGATTCCATCGCCCTTAGAGAATCCTACAAATCATATTTTGAGTGGCTAAAGAAAACAGCCCCGGAATTTCTTGTGATTGAAACCGCAACCCCAAGCTGGGAACACGATCAAAAAGTCATAGCAGAAATTAAAAGGATTCTTCCAGAAACGAAGATTATTTTAACAGGGACAATCTCGGCGGTATCCCCGCAGGAAATCATCGAAAAGAATGGAGTTTTTGCAGTGGTTAAGGGAGAATATGAAAAGGGTGTTTTAAGGGCAATTGAAAAAGGCGGGGTGATTGAGGCGGAACTTTTAAGCCAAAAGGAAATGAATGAAGCCCCGTTTCCAGAATATCCCATCGAATGTTGGGATCATTACTGCGACCATCAGCCGAGAGGGCAAAAGTTTCCCCACGCACAAGTCTGGGCATCGAGGGGTTGCCCGTTTAAGTGCATCTTTTGTGTTTGGCCTGCGGCCATGACGGGCAACGATCCAGATGGGAAGGGTAAAAGAACCGTCCGCTATTACACGCCAGAATATGTGGAAAACTTTTTAGGCTATCTTCTAAAAAGATTCCCATTTAAAAGCATTTATTTTGATGACGATACCTTTAACCTTGGAAATAAGCACACCCTAGAAATGTGCGAGGTTATGGGCAAAATCGGGCTTCCTTGGTCGGCCATGTGCAGGGCGGACACCATCCCGATTGAGACTTGGAAAATTATGAAAGATGCCGGATGCTTCGGGGTGAAGCTAGGATTTGAATCTGGAAGCCAATTTGTTGTGGATCACATCGTCAATAAGCATCTTAATTTGGAGGAAGGTGCTGGCGTGGTTAGGCATTTGAAGGAAATTGGAATGACTGTTCATGGAACATTCACGGTTGGCCTTCCCGGCGAAACGGCAGACCAAAGACAGGAAACCATAAGATTTATTAAGAGCCTTCCATTTGATTCTTATCAGCTTTCTGGCACGGCAGAAATTGAGGGAACCCCGCTGGCAACACTTCGCAGGGAAGGGCATTTGGAAAAATATGATGGTGCAAAAATTGATGATTCTTATATTCTTGAATCCGATGGACATAAAAAATTTAAGGCATTGGTACAGGAACTAAAGACATCTTGAAAACCGCAGTCCTTGTTTCTGGACAGATGCGGAGCCTGGACAAAACCGCCGAGCAACTAAAAAGCCCGTATCCCGAAGCCTTTTGGATAGTCCACGCCGCAAAAGATGAGGATGCCGAGAAAGCCTTTTTGCTTAAACCAAATATCCTTGTGATTGAGGAACAACCATATATCGAGGAGAAAAGGGAATATGCTTGGCAGATTGGCCGAGGGTGTCACGGTATTCAAAGCGTTCTTCGCCAGCTTTGGGCGATGCAAAGGGTCTGGCATATTTTCAGTAACAGCGGGATTGAGGCGGATTGCGTTGTTAGGTTAAGGCCGGATTTGGTTTTTAGAACACCCCCAGAAGCCCCAAAAGACGATGCCATTTATATTCCGAAGTTTTGTAATTACTGGGGGTATAACGACAGATTTGCCTTTGGGAAAAGGTGCTGGATGGAAACCTATTTTAATAGATTTTCAAAACTAGACGAATACATCCTAAGGGGAGGCATTTTCCACCCAGAATCTTTTTTGGCCTATGCCCTTCATCTTTTGCCAATCAAAAGAACCTCCGCAATTTTTGATACCTTAAGAAAAGACGGCTCTTTGGATGTTGCCGTTGCAAAAGAAGAATGGGGGGATATATGCTAACCATTTTCACAATCGTATTGAACGGAGAGCCTTTTATTTCAAAAAAAATTGAGGCCTACCAAAAGCTAACTATCCCTTGGCAATGGAGGATTGTCGAGGGTGTTAGCAACCCTAGAAATTGTACTCGCTGGTGCAAGGAAGTTCCGGCTAAGTGGCATAAAGATTTTGTTTCAATAGACGGAACGCATGAATACCTTAAAAACCTAAAGCATCCAAAGGTGTCTTTCCAATATCAAAATAAGGCTTTCGATGGAAAGATTGAGATGATACGAAGAGCCTTGGAGGGGGTGGATTGCGGGGTTGTGATGGAGCAAGATGCCGATGAATTTTGGACAGAGAAACAGATGGAGGATGTTTATAGGCTTTTGATTGATAGAACGCCCGGAACCACCGCACAATTTCATTGCAACTATTATATAGGGAAAAAGATTGTCGTTTCTCGCTCCGGCCTTGGGTGCTATCCCTATGAATGGTATAGAGCGTGGAAATGGGGAGAGGGCATCGAATTTACAAGCCACGAACCGCCCATCTTGAACCATCAGCCAATCAGAATCCCAAGGGGAGTCACAGAGGAAATGGGCATGATCTTTGACCACTTCGCCTATTCTGTCCCAGCTCAAGTCGAATTTAAGGAGCAGTTTTATGGATATGCCGGACTTCTAAAATCTTGGGAAGAACTACAAAAGACCCACGGCCCAATTCGCCTAAATAGATACTTTGCTCATATACAAGACAGAAGCGTTGTAGACGATGCAACCTAAAGTCATAAAATATCAACAAAGGCTAGGGGATGTCCTTCGATGCCTTCCGGCCTGTAAATATCTAGCCGACCAAGGCCACGAGGTTTTATTCGATTGCTTCGAACAATATTATGGCGTGTTTGATTTGGTCTCCTATGCGAAGCCAATGGGCTCAACCCCATTTAACGCAGATATTATTGATCTTGAGGTGTGGCCTAATAAATATGCTGATTATAGAAAGAGTAGAAAAACTTGGACTGATTTTGTCTATGCCGATCCAAGGATCAAAGACGCAGACAAAACAAACATTATTCTGGACAGGCTTGGGCAAGAAAAAGCGGAAGGACTTCCAGAAAAGTATCATCTGATTGCCCCTTTTGGAATTTCTCAAAACACACAGCATAGCCCACTTAAAATCATTCAAGAGGCGGCAAAGGAATTGGGTAAAGATAATATCATTGTTCTTTGTCCAAGAGATATCCGCATTGAGGGGCTTGCTACCTATACGGCTCCAAGCGTTGAACAAATGGCTAAGGCTATAAGGGACGCAGACCAATTCTGGGCAATCAATTCAGCCCCAATCATCTTGGCCTCTTCGATTAGGAGGGGGAAGGAAAGCAAATTTTGGGGGCAAAAGGGGGAGTTTGAATCAGACAATGTTCCTTGGTTTGAGGGGCTTGTAAGGATGGATTGACATAGCGGTTGGGTTTGATGGGCGGGGCTATTTCCACTTCTTATTTCGGGACTGACCTACACTATATGATAAATGATTTGTGGGTGAGTGTGACAGGGCTTGCCTCGAATCCTGTTTCTGCCGTGGCAACCGACCTCGGGACTTCGGCTGATTTGGATGTTGGAGGAGAAGTTTTCAGGCTTACTAAATCCCTTGTGGTTTGTGCGTCGGCTGTTTCAACCGTTACCATCGGCAATCTTTGCACCTTGGAAAACAAGGAATTTATGATTGCTCAATTCTCAACTTCAACGGACGGCATTTCCTACACCCTAGACTTGGCCGATCCGACAACCTAAATGGCCTCAATCGAGAGAGAGGTTGAGAACGCCTTAATCTCAGCCATCAATTCAGTCACGGGGCTTTCCTATTACACAAGCGAAAGAGACACCGCACGAACCCTGCCTTTTGTCTCGGCAAGGGCTTCCATCACAAATGAGCAGTTGGGAACCTTTACTGGCGTTTTTGGCCTAACCGCCAATCTTTCCTACAATCAAAGGGCTGATTCCATAAGCAGACAAGCTTTTGATGCCAAGTTTCAGGAGATTGTGGGCAAGTTTTATCAAAGCCCCAACCTTGCGATTATCTCAACCACGGCCTCAAATGTGACGATTTACAATGCCAAGATGACAAGCGAAAGCCCATCCATCATAGCAAGGAACAGGACTTGGGCTAAAGAGATAACCCTTGATGTGATTGCGAGCGCAAAGAAATGAGCCAATCCATCCAATATCAGATTGAGGATGGGATTGCCGCCCTCTTAACAGGCATCTCCGGCCTTAATGTCTATACAACAAACAGAATTGGCAGAAGACTTTTTCCCTATGTAACAATCCAAGCCTCAATCAGTTCGCAAGTGCTAGGAAATTATAGCGGGGTTTACGATCTTTCCGTTGCGGTTAATTATAGCGATACGGCGGTTAAGGTAAGCCAAGAAGCCTTTGACCAAGAATATTGTGAGATATTTGAGGCTTTTTATTCTGAAAGCCCCACCCTTCGGGCAAAGATTGATGCCCAAATTTTACCACCCGCAGTCATTTATATGGCTCAAATCACAGGCCAAAGCCCAACGATAAGGGCAAGCTCTAGGGCTTGGCAGAGGGGGTTAACGATGCGGATTATGGCAAGCCCGGTTCAGTCGCCAGAGGTGGCCGCCTATATCGCCGCCCTTCAATTCAACGACCATCGAAACTCCCAATATCTTGGGGCAATTTAACAAAAGGATTTAAGAAATGGCACTTCCAGTTTTAGACGGGAATCAGTCAGCAACCACCCTTTCTTCAGTAGTCACAGGAGGGGAGCATATTGTTGCCCATACGGTTGTCTCCCTTGGCTCAACCGCAATCTCCAACATCTCCACGGCGGTAAGCGGGGTCAATAATGCGGTTGGCACAGATGGCGGAACCCCAGCCTCAACAAAATTCATTAAGATTGGAGGCCATCAGGGCGGCCAAAACCAAGTCGAGCATATCGTTCATGTCTCCGCTGGCGGGGCAATGAAGGTAGATGCGAGCGATTCTTCAGTCACTTTTGGCCTTGCAAGCGTTACATTTTCTGCGGTCTCCATCTCCAACTTCCCCTCCACCCAGACCATAGCGGGGACGGTGACGGCGAATGGTGGCGATGGAACATTTCTTGCTGGCGGATTAAGAGGAGGCGCAAAGACAGCGCTTTCGATAGACATTGGAACTGGGTATTTGCAAACCAAGGTAGAATCAATGCCTGCCTTAAGCGGCACGGTCACGATAGGCAATGCCGTCACTATTGGCGGTATTTCTAATGTGGATGTTATCCCGTCAGCAATTACATCTGGCAACCTTGGCCCAATCACAAGTTCTATGTCTGCAGTTACGGTCAATACTTCCGCATTTGATTCAGGGACATCCGGCGATCATGTCTATTTTAACTTTAGATATTGGCAGACAGGAACAATTCCAGCCGGGGCGAACATCCTTCAATCAAGTTCAAATAATTCATCTTGGGCAAATGTCACAACGGGCTTTAATTTAGACTCTCAAGAAGTCGAAACATTAGTTTTGGATAACCTTGCCCTCTATACGGAAAAGCGTTATCTTTTCCCAAGAACGACCGATCAGAGATATTGGAGAGTACAGACAGGCCCGCAACCCTCTGGCGCACAAGATAGCTACGCTAGATTTTCGGTTTTTTCATTAAGGCCGGATTATCAATTTATTTCCACGGGTACATACTTAAATGGAGGAGCTACTACGGTTGGCTACTACGCCTTATCGACGGCTATCGCTAATTCAGTCACCATCGGCTCTCTCCCCGCCATCTCCGGCACGGTCACGGCGAATATCGGGAATCCATCAGACATTATTGGCGGTGGATATAATAACCTAGAAGAATTTGCAGCAAGTGGCGGTATTCCAGTAAATCTTGAAACTAATTTTGTAAATAATGCCCTCCCCATCTCCGGCACGGTCACGGTCTCCCAGCTCCCCCGCGTCACTTTCATCGACGGCTCCGGCACGGTTGTTACCGCAAATTCGGCCGTGACTTTATTCGCCAGCAGTACGACCAGAAGTTACTTGCTCGTCCAAGTCACCACCGGGTCGGCTTTCGTGAACGTGGGAGCCACCGCAACCACGGTGAACGGCATTAACCTGACGGCCGGGCAGGGGTACGCCTGGGAAACGACCATCCCGCAGGGTTTAGTTTCGCTGATCAGCACCACCACCAGTTCCCGCTGGGTGGCGAAAGAGGCTTAAGCCATGGGCTTCTTCGGCGGCGGCGGGGGAGCGGCATCTTTGGATGCAAAGGTGGATATTTTCACCACTTCTGGAACTTGGGACAAGCCCGCTGGGGCGAAAGTGGTTGATCTTTTAATCATTGGTGGCGGAGGCGGAGGAGGTTCTGGCAGGCGGGATGCGGCTGGAACATTGCGAGGAGGAGGAGCGGGAGGAAACGGGGGCGGATTGATTCTGATGCGAATTGATGCAGACCGTCTTTCCAATAGCGAAACCGTGACGGTGGGGGCTGGGGGCGGCGGCGGCGCAAGTGCGGCAGATACCACAGACGGAACCAACGGAACAAATGGCGGTTCAACCACATTTTCAATTTTTACGGCAATCGGGGGAACTGGCGGCGGAGCCGGAACTGGATTGGCTGGAGGATCGGGAACAAGTCAGTCACAAAGATGCACAATTTATGGCGCAACAAATGGAGCCACGGGTCAAGGGGGTAATGGCGGAGCAACGGCGGCTGGCGGTACTCCGGGAACCCCCACAGCAAATCCTTCGGCTGGTGGTGGTGGTGCTGGAATCACAACCACAGATACCGTTACGGGAGGGGGCAACGGAGGCGGAGTGGGTCAGGCTAACTGGGGGGTTACAAACGGAGGCACGGCGGCTTTTGGAGCTGGAAACAACGGAAGTTCATCTCACCTTCTTTATTGCGGCACGGGCGGCGGTGGGGGCAGATGGAACGCAACGGGGGCAGTCGGAGGAAATGGGGGAAACTATGGGGCGGGCGGAGGAGGTGGCGGAGGTGCGGTAAACGCAGGGGCATCAAACAAAGGCGGGGATGGGGCTAACGGAATCGCCGTCATCACAACCTATTTTTAATTTATGAAATGGGCATTGATTAACGAACAGGGCGGCTGGCTGGAAAACATTGTTGTGTGGGACGGGGATGCGTCCAAATGGCAACCGCCAGCGGGGATGAGAGCCGTCAAGATTGAGGAAATCAATCTGTCTGAACTGCCTCAAAAACCAGCCCAAACCAACGACGAGGCCGATGCCGTCCAGTTCCTCGCCCCGCCCGTGCCGGAGGGGATGTGACTTATGGCCACCGCCTACACCTACGGCGATTTCATCGCCGCTCTTGAGTACTTAGAGGCCGAGGGCTACATCGAGCGATTCATAGGCTCTGACGGCTCTGAATGTGTTAGAATATGCGAAGGCGCAGAGGATTGTGAAGTATGAGCCAAGATGACCATGATGTGCTTATTTCTGTAAGGGAGGCCGTTGCAAGGATGGAGACCCGGCAAGCCTATATTTTAGAGCTTCTAACCGACCACAAGGGCAAGATGGACAGGTTAGAATCCGAAGCTCACAGCATTAAAGGCAGGGTTTGGCTTGTTTCAACCATTGTCTTTGGAGTGCTAGCGGCGGCGTGGGAGATCATTAAAAACAGACTTCTTGGACATCCTTAAAAATTTGACACAAAGGAGAAAAATACAATGCCTGCAACAACTATTGGTCAAAGCGGTTTAGTGTTCGGTTTAACTTCTGAAGTGGTTGGACTTGTCCAGTCATTCAGTGAAACCAGAAATATTGAGAAGAACGAAATTCGTGATAACAGCGGCGATATCAAGGCCGTTGCCTATTACAACCCCACAACCGCCTATTCATTATCGGTTGCCATCACCGGGGCGAATACCTCCCTGACTGTTGGCGGGGCGTTTGCCATGGCGAATGCGACCACATCAACAAACATTCGTATTGATAGCCTAACGCTCAATAAATCAAACGATGCGTTTGTGACGCTGGATGTTTCTGCCACAGGCTATCCCAATCTTTAATTAAGGGTTCTAATCCCTTATGAAATCCTAAGGCTATGGAAGGCACTTGCTTCTGGGGAACAACCAACATAAAGGTTGCCTCTGCCGTTGCGGCCTTTGGGGGTAAGTTAAGGACATCTGATCCCGTCACCCATATCATTAAAGAGGACGGAACTAGGCAGGTCACTTTCTGGTTCGAGGGCGGTGATGGGGACAAGGTTAGGTCAGAGATGGAGGCAAAATGGGCTGATATGAAGAGCAACCCAGAATCCCCCGTTCGATATGTGAAAGCCGCCTTAGAAAACCGAGAAACGCTTCTAGGATTGGTTAAAAGGGCCGAGCCAATCCAAGTGCTACAAAGGGGCGGACAAACCCTCCTAGTCCCTTTAAACGCCAAACCTGAGCTAAAGAAGGCCATTCTAAAGGCAATCTAACATGAGCAATGAAATCCTAGAGGAATTGAATGCATCCTTCGTGGCGGGGGAAAGGACATTTAAGGGGAAGCCCCTTGCCCCATACACAGAAGGGAGCAAGCTTTTACTTCTTCAAGTAAGGGACGATGGCGATTCTTCCCTTTATTTTGTGTATAGCTTTGTATTTGTCCATATTTTGATTAAGGAAAACAGGCGGGAAGCCATTAATCTTTGCTGGGACAAGGACAGATTTAGAGAAAGGCTCTTTGACTGGATTGCTGGGTTCAATCAGAGTGACCTTGGGGAAGCATCCAAGATTGTTTCTGAAATCATAGAAGAGGCGGGGAAGGGGTCGGTTGAGGTTCTTGGGGATGGGAAAAGCCGGGGAAACGGGTAAGGCCAGCGTCAGTAGCAAGCACTATTTATACGCTGGCCGAAACTACGGGATGGAATGTGGATTATATCATCTGGGAACTACCCATCTCCGTTCTTTCGCAACTCATTCATGCAAGGCTTTATTTTGACGGGGTAAAAGTGAGGAGGGGCGCATCTGCAAATAAGAAGGAGCTTGGAGAACTAGAAGCCCTTCTTGGCATTTCTTAACAAGAATAAATTTGTATGGCAGTTTTAGGAGTCAGCACAGCCCAATCAGGGATTACCTCAAACTATCCCCAAGTAAAACAAGCCCTAGATGCTTATGTTAAGGTTCGCAATAAATCAACCTATGCAAGCGTTTTGGAGAAGATGCAAAACATAGCTTTTAAGGCGGCTCAAAACACGGCCTTTTCCGAAAGAAGCACCATTGCTAACTCAATTCTGAATCTTCCAAACAAGGGCCCGGGTGGAACAGGGAAATATGTTGGAATGTATAAGCTAATAAACTGGGAAAGAAAGCTTTCTGGTCGCCAGCCCCTTGGGGGAGGAAGGCCAAGAATTAGGAGAAGCATTTTACCGGGCGGAATCCTGCCCGTTGAAATAAAGGGCAAGGCAAAGTTTGCAGACAAAAGTAAAAAGATGGCTGGAAAATCCAAGGGCTTTATTCAAGCAAGGGCAAGGGGAAGCAAATGGCTTCGCATCGGATGGGCGTTGGCCTCTGAAAAGCTGGGCAAACCCTTTGGCCGTGGCGACTTCGGCCCCGCAACCATGGCAAGGCTTTCGGGGCAAAAGTATGGGGGAGGGGCGACCATTCAGATCAACGGGGCTGGTAAATATGAGTTTGAGATTTTTAACGGTGTTGGAGTATTCGATCATAGGTTTAGAGATAAAAGCCAAAAGGTTGCTGATTTTGCTGGGAAACTTCCTCTTCGCCCCTCACCCGATGTGGCAAGGGCTAGGGCAATTCAACAAGCAGGGCTTGTGCAAGGATTAACAGCCGAGCTTGCAAGCATGGCAAGGCTGATTATTTCAAGAACAAGCAAGATTTGGAACGGGGAATCTGTTCCCCTAAAAGATGTGAAGGCTCTTTAAGATGGAACCGCTAACATTCAAGATCATTACTGATGCTGATGATTCCGGCGTTAGGCGTTATGAAAAAAGCCTTGGGGGTGTGGACACCACGGGACGGAAAGCCAGCGGAGCCGTTAGGGATTTTGTAAATCAATTAGGGCAAGCCCAAAACGCAACCGATGTAGCAAGTGCCGCCCTAAGTGCCTTCACAAAAATCATAGGCACAAGCGTTGGGGCAACAGCGGTGGTTATCGTTGGCAAGGCTCTTGTGGATGCCTTTAATAAGGTTAATGATGCGGTCAAGCAATCCACAAAAAGCGTTGAGCAGGCCAACAAGGAGATTGCTAAAATTGCAATGGCTGGGCCGTCCTTTGAAACAGCAAGCAAACAAGCTGATGTCCTAAATAAAACAGCCGATGAATTAAGAAAGAATCTTGAAAAGATAAACGAAAGCAAGCTTCAGTCCTTCATCGCCGGGTTGATTGGCTCAAGGGAAAAGATGGAGGAATTGATTGCCACAACCAAGAAACAGGCAGATGAGGCAACCAAACAGGCAATCGTCCAAAGGAACAGCAAAAGCCATATCAAGAGCTTGTTGTTCTTGCAAGAGAACTTGGGGATGAGGAACTTTTAAATGCCGTCATTCAAGCATCTCAAGCCAAGGCCAGAAAAACACAGACAGAGGAACAGGCCAAGCTAGACGCAAAGACAATCGAAGATCGCAAAAAAGCCGAAGAACAAAGAATCAAAGAAATTCAAAAACTTGAGGAGGATGCCGCCGCACAGAGGGCAAAGATTTTTGAGGCAGAAGAAAAGGCAAGGGAGGATGCATATAAGATAGAGGCCAAGTTTATGGCCGACTTGCAAGCCAAGGAAAGAGAAAGGCTAGATGAAATCACAAAACAGCTTTCCAGCATAGAGGAACGGAAACAGGCAATCAGGGACGAGATTGATTTGCTTTTACAAAGGAATGCGGCTGAAGCGGCTGGGTTTGGCGGAACCGGGCGGGGGCCGGGGCAAGGGCCAACAAGTTTTGAAACCGGGCTTGAACAACAACTTCTTCGAGAAAGATATAAGGCAATTCAAGAACGAGATAGGGAGTATTTCGACTTCATAAGAGAACAGCTTAAATCCCAAGGAAAGGCTTACGATAAATGGGCTATTCAAAGTGAGATTGCAAGAAAGGCAACCAAAGAACAAAAAGATGAGATTTTAAAAGCTAATGAAGAAATAAGAGAACTAAAAAAAGAACTTAAAAAACTTGCCGATGAATCGAAACAGCTAGAAAAAGAGGCCAGCAGGCTTAAAAATTCACTTGAAGACGCAAGAAAAAATCTGGACGATTGGGGGGAAAAACTTTTTAGCTTTGCCAAGGATTTTACTATTTCAAGCAAGAATATGATTGAAGAAAGCCTCGGGGCCGCCGCCGGGCTTGGCGACCTTGGAAACGCAAGCAATATGGTGGCAAGTTTTCTGGGCGGGGCTGGCTCTGCGGCTAGTTCAATGGCAAGCAGTCTTTCTTCTGCTGGGGATGCCGCCGCATCTTTTGCCGCAAAGCTCGCCCCAAAAGAACCCGGAGGAGATGCCGCCGGAGCTTTGGCAACCGAAGCCACACTAAAATCAGTCCTTCAAGAACTTCGTGAAAACCTAGAGCTAATTCGTTCTTATGCTCACGCTACTTAATTTATGATTATAGGCTTAACAGATACAACCAAGATCATCAATTCGGCATCGGTTTCGAGAGATTCCAATGGGCTTCAAGTTCTTTCTGAAACCATCACTGTGGCAGAGGGTGGGCTGGCTTCTTTCACCCCAAAATATCTAGACCCTCACCCCGACTTCCCCACCATGGCGGCGGAAACAATCAGTT